CCTCGTCTAATAACAATACTAAATACTCCGTTATTAATACTTGGATTAGCTATCTCCCATCTTACATTATCTGAAGAACCACTTAATAATGTATTATTTGAACCTGTGGTTGTTCCAGAACCATTAACTGCTCCTGCTGTTGTAGCTACATAAGTACCATCATCGTTATTTAATAATGTTCCTTGACCTAAAGTTTCTAATAAAAATATATTTTGGCTTCCAGAACTACCGCTAACAAATGAACTTGTAGCAGATGTAAAAGAACCTGAGTTGACTCTAGTTACTAGTAATGAAGCTCCTCCATTTTGGAAGTAATTATACGCTGATATAGATGTAAAGAATGAGAATTGGTCAGATCCACTAATAAAAGTACTCCCAAAATTTGCCAAATATTCAGAATAACTAGTTACTAATTTTGGAATATATTTTTGTCCTTTTACTGTAGGACCTATTATAGCAGCACCTGCCTGAACTGGTTGGGCCGTTATTTGGGATTGATCATTTTCTCTTGCTAATACACCCGGTGATATTAAAGTTTCTGCCATTTTATGTTATGTTTTTATGATAAATATACTATTTTTTTCTAAAAATTTAATTAGTTATGGAAATTTCACCTGTTTCTAAAGAAATAGTACCTTGGCCATATTTATCTTGCAATCTTTTAGCTAAAGTTATTTCTCCTTCATTTAATTTTTCAATTTCCTCACTTAATACTTTTTTTCTATTTTTTAAATTCATTATGTGGATTTCTGCTTCCCCAACTGAATTTGTTAACTCTATAAATTTCTTTTTTAAATCTGTTAATTCTTTTAATTCTTCTTTTGTTAAAACTTTTGTATTTTCCATTTTTTATTTTTTTATGATGGGAATGTTGCTCCCGTTGGTAATATATTAAAATCTAAGTAAATAAATTCTGCTGTTTTAGTTGGTTGGATAAATATTTGTCCTACCATCTGATTTCTATCAATCACATCTGATGTGTTGTTACTTTCATCCATTACTAGTTTATATGAATATAATCCTTGTTTTTGCTTTACAAATTCTAAATATGGATTAACTTTTGTTAAGAATGAATTTCTAGTTGGGATTGAATTTTGTTCAAATACTAATGTATCCGCTACTTGAGATATAAAACTTTTAAGTGCAATTAATAATCTTCTAACATTTATTCTATCAAGTGCTGATGATTTAGTTTGTAGTGTTTTTTGCCCAAACACAACTACCCCTGCTGCAGGGAATGTTGCTATTGGATTAACTTTACCTACATACAAAGTATCTCTATTAGCATTAGTTAATTTTCTTTCTGTTTGTCTAACAGTTCCTAATTTTCCTCTTTTTTTACCTGCTGGTGCTGTCCAAGGTTGACCTATTTTATCATTGTAAGCATAAGCTCCTGGAACCATTACTGATGCTGGTACCCAAACTAATTGTCCTGTGTCAGGATCTGTTACTTGTAACCAAGGCCAATACATAGCAGCGTATGATGAATTTACACTTTCAGCTTGAGTAATTGCTCCTTGCATTGTTGAATTATATAATACAGGGTCTATTAAAGCCATTGTGTCACCTCTTTCTTTTGTATTTGAAAGTAAAGTATTTAATACTGTAGAGTGGGCTGTTTCTGATTTTATTAAACCAGGTGTTGTTACTAAATTATACTTATAATCATCTTTATTAGCTAATAAATTAATAGCATCTGTGTAACTAGCTGCCGTTATACCTTGAGTATTACTATTTGTAATTTTGTCATAATATCTAGCTGTTGCTCCTTCTGTAAATAAAAGTCCTGTTGCACCCCCAAATGCTCCACTTTGAGCTATTGGTATGGATGCTGTGTATTTTGTTTTTGCTATTCCATCACTATCAAGATAGTCAGGAGTTTTCATGTATACTTTTTTAACCCTTACATAATCCGATGCATTTTTATAACTACCTGTTACTTGTAAATAAACATCTGCTCCAGATCCCATCATAGTACGTTTTTGGTTACCTATTATTCTTTCAATATAATTTGAAGCTTTAGGATCTAATGAAACATTAGCATATGTTTCTAATATTGTTTTTGCTTTAGCTTTATCATTACCTCGTCTAATAACAACACTAAATATTCCTTTTTTAACATCAGGATTTGTAACTTCCCACCTTAAATTATCTTTTGAGCCACTTACTAAAGAATTTTGGGCACCTAAAGGATTTTGAGCTGAAGGTGTTGTAATGCCTATGGTATTAGCAAAATAAGTACCATCAGGATAATTACCTAAAGTAGTATTATCATTATTCATTATTTCTCCTTGACCTAATGTTTCTAATTCAAAAGAAGCTCTACTTGAACCAGATATAAAATATTGTGTTACACTTTGGGATGTAATATAGCTTGAATTGCCATAAAAACCATAATTACTTCCTGTTAATGTAGATGATATATTTAACCAATCACCAGCTTGACTAGCTGTTAATCCATTTATAACTGAATAAGTTGAAACAGATTGACTTGCATTTAAAAAAGTTGAAAATTCATAAGCTGTTAAAGGAACTGTTCCTTTTATTGGAACTATTATTTGTGTAGTTGTATTTTCTGTAGCCCAATCCTGAGCTGTTGTACTACTAGTTAATTTAAATTCTATACCATTTAATGTAAATGAAGCTGATGTATGTGTTGTTGCTTCTGCAAAGAAAGGTTGAATATCTAAACCTCCTGAATATAATGATGCCGTAGATAATAATGACTTATCTCCACTCTGAATTCGTGTTGATGTTGCTTCTGAAAATGCTTTATCTGTAACCCTTGTTACTAACAAAGATTTTCCACCATTTTGGAAGTAATTATATGCTGAAATAGATGTGAAATAGGTGTAATCAAAGGCACCACTTGTAAAAGTATTACCAAAATGAGCTTGATACTCGGAATAATTGGTTACTAATTTAGGTATATTTTTTATACCTTTTACCGTAGGGCCTATTATAGCACCACCATATTGAATTGGTTGTTTAGTTAACTGTGATTTATCGAATTCTCTTGTTGCGACTCCGGGAGAAAGTAAAATATCTGCCATTTTATTTTATTCTAATTTATTTGTGAAATACTATTATAAATATACATACTTTTATTAAAAATGTTTTATAACCCTCTTGGTTTTCGAGTAGTTGGTGGGTCTGTAAAAGAGGTAAATCCACCATGGTTAATTTTAAATTTATTTATTTTCGGGGGTAATGTTTCTGCTAGATTTTCAGTTACCTCTGGATTGAAAATTAATCTAGCTTTAGTATTAAATTTATTAATTGATTTTAAATCTTTTTGGAGTATATTAGGTACTATATACCCATACATTTTTATACTAAAAGTACTTTTTACTACTCTTTCTGCCCCTGCGGGTAATTCTACATTTGTAGTAAATGTATCTATTCTTGCTCTAAATTTAAATCTTTCAGGATCCCCCCAATATGAATCTGATGCATAATTAATAGCTTCTACTATGCCATTCATTTGTTCTACATAATAAGTAGAAATTATAACATCATATGTTAATGTAACGTAATCAGGGACTACTACTGCGTATTTTTCTTCTACAGGTTTTCTATTATTTAGTATATTAAATTTATCATAAGCATTATTTTTATTATATTTTTTGGTAAAAATGTTATAATTATTTGGAAAATTAGCATCTAACTTATTAGCTAAATTTCTAATTTTATCAATACTATTTCTTTTAAAAGTAATTAAAGGCATCATTATTTGCCCTTTTTTATCTCTATAATATCCATCTTTCTGCATTTGTTTCCATCTTTCGGCATTACCATAAACTACGGGCACATTTATTCTTTGACCATTCTGCATTACTGATGGTTTTATAACATTTTCAAAATAATAAAATATGGAACCATCTATATCTTGTAAACCAATACTAAATGGTTTTGTTGTATCTCCTTTAAATGAAATTTGATTGCTTCTACTTGAAATATCTTGTACAGCATTGTTTGGGTTTGATCCTGGGATTCCTGTTCTTGGGTTAGATTTAGGAGTTTGTAACCCTTCACTTATTTTTCTTTGTGATTTTGGTGTTACTTTTCTTCCTCTTGATGATTCTGGTGCCATTATGCTAAT